AACTGGTGGTGGAATCATTCCAGTCTTAATTAATTTAGGCATATATTTTCTATGACGATTAATTAACTTAGCAGTCTCTGCCACAGTATATGCACGTTCTCTATTTTTTCTAAAATCTATACGAAGACATGTTTCAAGTCTATCTTTAGTAATATTATAAACAGAAACTAAACCAGTAGATCTTGAACTATGATGAAGTCTAACAAGATCACCATTAAGGAACCATATTTTTTGATTACCCTTGATTACAGTTGAGTTATTGTACGTTTCGCTCTGAATAATTCCTTTGCCAGTAACCATCTGCCTTCTTCGCTTTCTGTCGGTGGATGATAAAAAGTTCTTGATCCACAGACCATACAATAAGTTTCCATATGTTGCAAACCACTATATTGTCTATCAATAAATAGTCTGCCATTGCATTTTTTGCAATTAAGCATTATTAATTTTTATCCTTAGTTTGGAATTCCAACAATAACTAAATGTACTGCTAGTGATAAATCTCCAGAAGTTCCAAACCTTACAACACCTTCAATTCTTGAAGTTGTTACAGTTTTTAGAATAACATTTACATTTTGTCCTGCAGGTGTTTGTCCAATATTAACTGCTGTTGCTGAAACTATTGGAGAGTATTTAAAATCACTAAAATCATATGTGAATGTTTTTTCGTTTCCAGCAGAAACGGTTGAGTTATTTGCAACCTCAACATAACCACCAATTATTCTAGTTTCAGATGTTTTAACATTTTGTGCGCCAGCACTTACTGTATCTACTGTTGTGTAGTTATAGGTTGCCGATGAAACCTGTGTAGACAAATCATTTACAGCCTCAACAAGTGAATATAAATATGTAACATCAAGAGGCTGCCCTCTTTCTGGTAGTGGTACCTTAGCCATTAATTTCCTCCTATTTTCATTATACCAATAATTCTATTCCTGAGTCATATATTTCAAGACTTTCGTTTAGTGTTTTTTGTGATCCCTCAACCTGAATAATAACACGAACATTTGTAGTACCAGTATTTAAAAATGAATATGTATGTATTGGTGATGTTCCGTGATATATTGGTGTTGTATTATCAAAACCAACAAATATATCATATTTTGGTCTATTTAATTCATCATCCCATACAGCGGTTGTTATTGTTTGAGATATTTGCAATGCACCATTAACTGAAGTAATTGAGTCATCTTCAACTATATTTATTGGGGACCACTGAGATGTTCTGTTTTTATCTTCTGATACAACTCTATATCTAAAAACATATCCAATATTGTTAGAATCAATTGCTGGAAGTAATGCTTTTTTAATAATTGCTTTTTTTATGCTTGCATCAGCCATTATGATGTTACTCCGCCAGACACATCCACAGAAAATCTAAATTCAATATAGTTACTAGTGTTTGGATTTTTAACAACTGTTGATGCATCTTGAGTTTGTATAATTGAATATCCAGTTAGTCCATAGAGTGGGTTTAGTGTTGTAACATTTTCCAATCTTAATGCATCTAAAGCAACATAATAATTTGGAGATGGAATCCCTATTGGTCCACTTTCTTCTGCAAGAACAGATGCATAAATTTTAACAACTGTAACGGCATTCCACGTAAAGTTAGCAGATGTATATAAATCTTGAAGTTGTTTAGTTACTACAAAATATCTTTCTGTATCAAAATCATATGCTCCACCACTACTATCATTTACAATTTCAGCCTCAAATCTAGCATACTCTGCACTCTCTGTTTCTGTTGATGCAAACTCAACAAGAACTCTAACTCTTTCTGGTATGTCGTTGGATGTTGCATCTTTATTAACTACAGAGAATGCTAATCTTAATTCATCTGTTGGAGAGTTTCTTGTAAAATCAACGCTAGCACCAGTTAGGTGGATATGGCTTGATCCTGGCTCTATTACAAAATGATCTTGTGCTGCTCCACTTTCTTCGCTAATTGAAATATCAGCATCATCACCCTGAATCATTATTATATTATTTAAAAATCTTGGTCTTTCATATCTTTCAACTCTTGGAGATTTAAAAAATATTGGATTGTCTGAACTTGTTTGAAATACTGAATCTGTAACAGCAATAATATTATCATATTCTGGTTGATCAAGTGCTGCATTAAAAGTATCAATTGCAACGGCTGCAGATGGTGTGTGGTGTTGCCAATTTTCTGTTTGTGTAAAAGCAAATACTGTTTTGCTATCAAATGCACCAGCAGAAGGATTTGATCCAGCAGAGTATATTCCTACTTCAGAAATTTCATATCTTTCTTCTGTTGGTAGTTCTGCTGTTAATACAATTTTGTCTAGTCCACCTTCGTTTACAAATCCCCTTGAAGAAATAGGTACACGGAACATTTCAAAATCTAGATTTGTTTTTGTTGAATAATCTCCAAGATCGTTTCCAGTTGTGAGTGGCGTTGCTCCACAGCCTATAGCAATATAAGATGCATATGCTGGTGCCTGACCAAGCAGGTATTTAGCAATAATTGTCTTACCAGTATTAGTTATCATGACGTATAATCTCCAAGATTCGCTTCATATATTGTACCATTTACCGTAATCTGAGTCTCTATTTGCTCATCATTACTTAAATTAACAAACTCAATAACAAGGTCTCCAGTTGTTTCATCAAAATAAACATTTTCGCCATTTAAGCCATTGCCAACTTCAGGGATTCTGTCTTCTAGTTTAATTGAAAATCCAGCAAAAAATCTATTTGCGGTCTGTTGTAGACCTAGTATATTGTTTGGATTATACTGTTGCTGGATTGATGATAAATTTTTAATTGGTTGATAAGATATTTTCTGTCCATTAACAATATCAGATCTTACAATACTAATCAATTCTTGTCCACCAATATTTTCAAAAATAAGATCTGACATAACCTCTATTGGCAGTGCACTATCGTCAAACAATACAATATCTGGTGTTGCTGTTTTTACTGGTACTGGCTGTACTATTATTGGCTCTGGCTCTGGGGATGGTGGAGTTGCCACTAAGTTTGAGCCAGAAAAAATTATTGGCTCTTCTGTTGGAATAAACGTGTCTGCAACATAAACTGGTGGAGAGCCAGCATTAGATGATGTTCCTATATTATTTAAAAGTGAATTTGCATATTTATCAGTTGCAGCATTAAGTTTATCCATAGCATTAACAATTTGTTTTTGTGTTGCCTTTGGGTTTGCCAAAACTTTATCTATTGCTGCCATTGCTTTATCAAATGCTACCTGTGCAGAGTTAGACGAAGAAGATGGTGCTTGTGCAACTGGAAAAAATTCTCTATCAAATGCGCCAGCCATATTACACCTCCACTAAATAAACTGTCATATCTGGACCAGTTAGTCTTCTTGAGTATTCAATATTGTATACTATAAATTTTATGTCGTCTGCTGTAACTAAATTAACTTCGTTAGCATCTTTATAATTAATATTTACTATATCTCCTAATTGAATTGTTGGATTTGCAAATATTTTTATTCCAATAGCCTTTTTAGGCTCCATTAATTTATCTGTTAACCAACCCATTAAACTTTCTGCATCGTCTTGTGTTTGTATATATGGGGTTTGTAATGTAAATTCATTATTTCCATAAATCATTCTACTTAGTTTAATTTTATCAAATTTTTCTTTTACTGCAAGACTAGATGTAATTAATGATGATCCAGTAAGTTCAGGACTTGAAAGATTTCCCTTTTTCTTAAAATAATCATCAACTGTTAATTCATGGGTTGTATCTTGTGTAAATGTTATTCCCTGAATTCTTAAATAATTTCCAGTAGTCTCATCAAGATTTAGTGCTGTATCAGTAGAGTTAAATATTAAAAATTCTGCACCATAAGAGTCTGCATAAAATCCAGATGTTGTATATCCTTTAATTCTATTGAATGTTGGTGACAGTTGAGCATAAAGAGCAGGGTATGCACGATCATATTTTATATCAAAATAAGCACACTCTCTCATAATTGAACCAAACTCTTCAAAATACATATTATATTTTGGTGGTTGCTGAGAACTAATTCCAGATAAATAAGTTGATTTAACTATTCCGCTCATTCCATATTTTCTAAATGACTCATTAGCATCTATTTCTTTATCTCCAAAAGCAGAAGAAATAGTTTCTCCTACTGTAAAGACTGTGTTTTGAGAATAGTTTTCTGAAAGAGCATAAATATTTTCAAACATACATCTAGATGATCCACGAACAAATGTTGCAATATTGTTATATGTTGGAAGTGGATCTGTATCGTCAACAACTTTTATTAATTTATTATTAATATATAAATAGAATCTTCTTGTTTTTCCAATATCTTCATACTCCACTGCTAAATCATATACTGTTGGATTTTGTTCTCCAGTTGTTCTATACTGTCCAGTAAACCTTCCATCATCAACAATAATTTTTGATAGACCACCCCAAAGTTTTATTGGAATTGCATTATTGTTAGATGAGTCTTTTTTAATTTTATAAAATACAATATTATTAATAGATATATTAGACTGACCTTGGTTATCTAATTTTAAATAAGAGTTTATGTTTTCTTCTGTTAATGCAACAATTTCAAAATAATAGCCATTGTTTGTTTCTGGATTAAGAAGCACTGCTAATCCACCAGATCCTCCACCTATGCTTACATTTTGATCTGGTTGAACTCCAGGAACTTGGTAGTATGTTGTACTGCCATTTGGAGTTTGACTTCTGTTTTCATTATTTTCTATCTTTCCAATAATTCTTATTCTTGTTCCAAAATGTTTATATGCTGTTGGCGTTGGACAAGAAATTGGTTGTCCAGGTTCAGAAACTATTGATAAATTTTTATAAACATAGGAAACAAGATTGATTGGAGTTTCTGTTGTTGTAAATGATGGACCGTTTATAACTAATGCAGAAGACTGTATTGTTCCAGATTGTGTTGATATATTACTATTTACTGTAGTTTCTGTTATGTGGCTTGATGACATAAAGTTTTTTATTGTTCCTCCTCTTGATGCCTGTCTAGCCTTTGTATTATTTATTCCCGCAGCACCTGTGGTTGTTGCTGGCAAAGATATGTTTTCTAACAAAGATGTTGTAAATAAGTATTGAGATTGCATTTCACAACCTTTTACATAGTCATTATTTGACCAGTATGAACTAATGCCAGATGTGTGTTCCGTAATTTCTGTTCCAAACTGTGCACGACCATGCTCAGATACTGCTCCATTCTGTAAACGAGTTATACCGTCAATTGTTTCATAATATGGAACTGTGTATATTCTAATTGATCCTGTTGGATATATTTTTCCATTAAATGGAATAGACTTAAAATAATTTTGATAATCTTGATTGCTTGTAATCCAAACATTTCCAATACCAGAGACATTAAATTCTGCTGCATCGTATTTAATAATTTCTCCGTTAGAATAAAAATATCCTTGGTATCGTGTAAGCCAATAAACATTTTCACCTAAATCTATAATATTATTTATAACAGCATGATTTACAACTGTCGGAGCAACAGCAGGTAAATCTGAGTTAAGTGGCATTGCACCTAGAATATATTTACCTTGTTTTGATGCAATTTGGTTTATTGTTTTTGTTGAATCAGTTCCAGAAACTTCCCATAGAAGAGATGGTTTATAAATCCAAGTTTTTTCTTTATCTATCATGCTTGATTGACGGATAGAGCCGTAAGATCTTTGTATATATCTAGATGTATAATTTATTTTTCCATTGTTATAAACCTTTTTATCTTTTGATGCAATAGAAATAATATTTGGTAGAGTTCCAGACGTTTGATTTTCAATAATGCCATCTTGTGATTGATTACTAGAACCAGACAAAACTATACTTGCTTCTCTGGATGCTGGAAACATATAATTTTTACTCATTACAATAAAATTATTATACTCATCAAAAAACATTGCACTTTGTGTTGATACTGCTAATTGATTTAAAACTTCTGCAACAGTTTGATCTGGAGCAATAAAGAAAAATGGAATAATTGGTTCTGGCTCATTTTCTTCTCTGTAAAAAGCATAATTACTAAAGCCAACATAATCAAGAAGCAAACTAATTGCATAACTAAGTGATGTTTCAGTTGTAAGCATTCTTGGTGCAGGCATTGATTCTAAGAAAAAATAAAAATCTCTCAATTGCAGTTGTAATGTTCCAGCGGTTACGTCTGCCTGTGGAAAGCCATCTGAATATAAAGTTTTAATTGGAACCCAATAGTCAAAACCTTCTACGTTTAATATTTTTTCATAAAAATTAAACTTAATATTTTTACGAATATAATCTTTTACTATACTTGTAGAATTATTATCATTAAATGCTTGGTCGTCATCAAATAAAGATAGAGATCCAGTTGATGCAAGTAGTTGTCCGACTGGTAACGCAGAGTTTCCAAGATCTGAAAGAATTTTTTTAACACTATACTCAATAACCTTATCAGAAATATCTACTACTAATCTTGGAGACATTTCAATTAAATCAAAAGTAGATTCAAATTTATTCATTCTTTCTACTGCTATCCTTATTCCACGAATGTTTTGAAACTCTCTATAAACTGTATTTCCGTTAGTTCCTTCTTTAAAATATGAAGGATTTGTAAGATCTTTTACAAAAGTTGTTTTATTATTTATTTCTTCATTTCCTAATATCCAGCCATAAGAAGGGACAAATGTTTCATATTCATTTGTTTCTCCATTCCAAATATAAAAAGTTCCAACATCTTCGTTATTTTCAATTACTAAATAAGAGTATCCTGTTATTGAAACTGTTGGAAGAAGTGTGCTAGAAGAAAACGTTTCTGCAAAAATAAACGTGTCTTTAAATTTATCAGGTATGTTTTTTATTGCATATTGTAATTCAACATATCCATCATTTTTAATTATTTGGGTACCATCTTCACGTAAATCATTTTCATTAAATACGTAAGCATCTGTCCAGTTATCTCCATCTAAATACTGAATCCTCCACCTTGTTGGAGTTGTTCTATTACTATCTCCATAAAATGGATCTGCAAATGTTTTTGAAATATCAGTAAAAGTGCCAAGATCAATATCTCCAACATTTGTTTGCATTTTAACTACAATTCTATTTGTTGGAACATTTTCTTTATAAACTACAAAAGGAACAGCATCATCTATATAATGGTTTCCATTAACTGTAATGTTTGCAATTCCACGTTCTGTGCCAGACTCAGTTCTAAATGATGTCCAGTATTTAAATTGATCATATCTTGATGGCATGTAATACCTTGGTCGTCTTGCAAGGTTGCTACCTGAATTGGATAAATATTTCCCATTAAAAAATGTTGCTTTATTAATTCCAGATCTTGGTCTAAAAGGTTTAACACAGTCTTCTAAAGAATATAATAGTTTAACTTTTTCTTTTGTTGATGTAAAAGTTTGTGGGGTTCCATTATTTTGAAAACCACCATCAATAATAACATCGGCATCTGTTGCTCCTGTATAAAAATTTCCAGTATCTAAATTATCAAATGTATTAAAAAGTGTCAAAAATTGAGAATCTTGTTCTTGAGATCTATACCTATAGTTGCCAAGTTTATAAATATTATCTGGCATGTTCATATTCCACTCAGCAAGAACTAATGATTCAGTTCTAATTGTTGCAGATGTTTCAAAGTAATTTTTTAATTCTGTACTTTCAAACATTTAAACTTCTTCCAGAGTTACCGATATATTCCAAAGATCGTGATTGCTTGCTCCACGCTTTACAACAGAATAGTTAAAGTCTGAAAAATAAACCTGAACAATTTGATTATATCTATTTAAACCATTATATTGATAATTTTGTCCTTCAAGATTTTTATATTTATCATATGCTAAATACATCCAAAATGGACCTTGATGTGTTTCATACCAATCAAGCAACTCTCCGCCACCTGCTCCACCATCTGCAGTGTACTCATCTGTTGTTCTTATATCTGGTGATAATCCTGTTGTTTCGCTATACCCTGGCAAACCAGCATATCCTCTTGATGGAATCATGTTCCAGGAAACAGACATGCTAAGTTTGTCTGCAATATGGTAAGAACGCATACGTCCATTAATTGTTCTTTGGCGTTGCTCAATTCTTTGATTATTAAATTGCATATCACTTCTATTATGATCAGACAGGATAATAAACTGATCTAGTAGGTCTGGATCTGTTTCTGCAGTAGTTGCGCCTACCTCTATGCCAGTTGGCACGTACAAGCCATTAGAGAGCGTTCCAGCGTTGTTTGACCATAAGATACCCTGTGGTCTAGAGTATCTGCGTCTTCCTGTTAAATATGCGCTGGTGGCCATTATCGTCTTTGTCCCCTGATTCTTTGTGCATCAACATTTTTAATTTCTCTCATAACTGCCTTTGCTATATCATTAGCATTTGAGTTACTTCCATTAACGTTAAAGCCTAAACTATAATTATACACTGCTGTGGAGTTGTCGCTTACTGAACTAGATACATTATTTATTGGGGCACCGTAGCCTGAACTTCCTGCGCCAATCATTGATGGATATTTAGACTCATTAAGAGATTCAAGTAATGGTCCAAATCTTTTTGATGCTGCTTTATTTACAACAAATTCTCCAGGAGTTAGCATCGCAGGAACTGAGTCAGATCCTATTCTTCCACCCTTTGCAAAATACTTAGGAACTAGACCACCCATAGACATTGCATTTATTTTTCCACCGTACATTTTTTTAACTGGTGCTGATGGTGGTGCTCCTGCTGTTTGGTACACAGTTGTAATTGTAATTACTTTACTTTTTATTTGACTCCATGCTGCAAGTATTCCTTCGGCTGCAGTTTTTGCTGCTTGTACATTTTTCTTTGTAAATTCAAGTTG